ACTAGCGAAAGAGGACAGTTGGGCACCGCGCCCAGGAACCATCTACCGAAGAGCCGTAGACCCAGACACCCCATCGCCGGCATTCGCCTGGTCAGAATACCGCACCATCGCAGGACAAATGGACAGCGGAGCCTACACACCCGCCAACATCCACCCGATGCTCCAAAAGACAATCACCACCATCGGCGGATTCAACCTACACACAAACGCCGATCGAGAACACTTCATACAAATCTATACAGAACACGTAAATAAGGAATACAAATGAACAGATACACACGATGCCAAGCAACCACCAAAAGTGGAACCCAATGCAAATCAGGAGCAATGCACCTCACCCCACACTGCGGAGTACATCAAGGCTCCCCCTACCCACAACAACCAACAGTCCCCAAAAAACAACAGTTCCTACACATAAACACTTGGACAGGCGACGAAATCCTGGAACTAATCCCCTACTACAGACGACCAACACAATGAAACCCCGCACGTGCCAATCAAAAAGAAAAGATGGCAACCAATGCAACGCAAACGCAATGGGTGGAGGCTACTACTGTTATGTGCACAAAGAATCCAAAGATCCAATAACACAAAGAGATCCAATATTGGAAGCAAATCGTGAACTAACCAACTCAATGATAAAACTCATCAACTGGCACCACCGAACAGGCGGAGACATCTCCAAATATTTTGGCAAAGCAGAACTGTCAGAATGGCTATTAGGTAAACCAAAATGAAACGAAACGGCCGCCCACCCAAAGAAGCCACAGGTGTGTCAACCCTCACCATCAAAATACCAGCAGAGCTCAAAAACCAAATCATAGAACTATCCGACGGATACGATATGACCATCACAGAATATATAGTGACGCTAGTATTACGCGATGCCTCGCCAACCTGAACCAGCCAAAAACCCAGACCACAAGTACAACATACAAACCACCGTACCCGGCTGGCTAAAAAACGACATACTCAGAATATGTGAAGAAAACGAAACATCCCTCACCCAATGGATCAATCACGTCATACACGACGCAGTACGCAACAACAAAAAGCTGCCAGAACTAACCTCGGGGACCGCCCGCACTCCTGCTGACACTATTCGTGAGTATTTGGCGGGGGAGCGTTCTTTGCAACCGTGTGGTTTGGTTTCGTGTGACCGTGTGGATGTGTCTTCTGATGGTGGGTCTATGGTGTTTTGTGATTCGTGTGGGATTAGGGTTTTCTAGTGGGGATACATTTGGGCGATTGATGGGCGTGTGGGGGTTCGGCCTTGTCGTCTTTGTTCTGCTAGTAGTTGCCGTGAGGTGAGTCCTGCCCATACTCCGTGCATGTCTGCTGCGGGGAATTCTAGTGCGTAGTTTAGGCATTGTTCTATGACTGGGCATGTTTTGCATATGAGTCGGGCTTGTTTTATGTAGGTGATGTCTTTGTGTTCTTTGGGGAACATGAGGTGTGTTAGGCCTTTGCAGGATGCTTTGTTTGTCCAGGTTGTTTCGTGTGTATCGGTTAAATCTATTGGGTTTGTGTCAGTCATATTATTAGCCGTTATTTTCTTGCTGGCAAAGGGTTTTCTTGTGTGTATGTCTGGTACGGCGGACCTGTGTAAGGGTCAAATTTGGTTGTGATGTTTAATGCTTTAACAGCGATGTTTTTGGCTTGTTGGAGTGTTGGTTTTTGTTTCGGCGTTAAGGCTTGTATTGCTCCTAGCGCATAGGGTGAACCTGAACCGATAGCGTAAATTCCGTTGTTGTCTGATGTCCAGGAGTAGTCTCCGTCTATTATGTATATAGTGCCATTTATGACTACGAGGATCGTGGAGTTGTGTTCTGCGAGATGTTCGGATGAGTCGCGCTCTGGCAGTGAATACCCTGATTCGTCAAAGCATGCCCGTAGTGCGGGTACGAATTTGTTTGTTATGAAGGCGTCTAGTTGTTTGCCTTTTAGTGTGGGTGTTGGTGTTGGGGGTACGAACGAGTAGTGCAGGATGTTGATTGCTCGTACGTCTCCTGCAGCTCCTAATAGGTATTTGCCGTTTTGGGCTATTTTGCTGGAGCCTGCTCCGAGGGTTGTGATTTGGAATGCGAATCCTGATTCATCCATTGATGAAACCCTTGAATCTGTGCAGACTACGGCGTAACCGTCTCCTTGTATTGCCACTATTGTTGTCATTGTTTGCCTTGTTGGATAGCGTTTTTTTAGATTGTTACTGTTGGGAAAGAATCTAAATAATCTTGTAGTACTAATTTGCGCCATTTTAGGGCGTATGTCAAGCAGTGTGAACACTTTATTGCTTTGTGGGTACATTCGGGGAGTCGTATGTTTCCTCTGCGCGCGGTGAAACTCCACGCCATTGAATCACTACTGGTCATTGCGTGTCCTACTTGTCGGAGTCCTGTTCTTTTCATGCCGAATCCGTGTAGTTTTAAACCATCTAGTGTCAAGGGTTCTACTATTGATTTTATTTCGTTGGTTGATTGCCTTCTACAGACAGAGCCAATACCAACTATGTCTTTGCTAAGTAGGTCTATTCCGGCTTTGTTAAACATGTCTACATGCCGGCGATATTGATCTAGTGTTTGGCCTTGTATGACAGGAACAATGGGTAGGTCGTCTGCAATCATCTGTAAATCTAGATAGTTGTTAACTGTTAGTTCCTGATGCTTTTCTATAGATAACCCAGTCTTTGCAAGCATTGCGTCTTCGCACATCCAGTCTTGCTGTGAAGCCCAGTCCATCATGCCTATTTCGTCTTTATACCGTCTTACGGCATTTGCGTACTCTGAAGCTGTTATTGTCCATCCACCAAACATGGATAGTTGTGTGAATCCGCCGCTGTCCAATGACCAGTTACAAATTGCCCTTGGCATGTTGACGTATCTTTTGATCCGATAATGAGAAACAAAGAGGGGTATATCGGCATGCTTTAGCCATGCTGGATTGTCTGTTCCTAGATAAAAAGTGAACTTTCTATTATCTGTTAACACTCAATGAAGCCTTCTGGGGCGTATAACGGGTTGAGAGTTTTCATTTGTGATCCCTTTTTCATGAGAATCCCCTCTGTTCCTGTTATCTCGCAGACACGCTTAGATATCAGTTCATATGCCGACACTATTTCTTGCATGTAAGTGCGTGTTTCTGGTGGTTCTTCTGTGTCAAAGTAGAAACGGAGAGCGCCAAACTTCTCTTTTATCTGGTAAATCGTGTATTCGGGATCAATAACCCGTAGTTCTACGTCAATTTTTTCTATGAGGTCGTACCAGCCCGGGTCGCAATCTATTCTTTTGTCGTAATCCTTGTGGAACCTGTCTAGCATTTGGCTCATGTATGGCGAATATAGGTGTCGTGTCATTTTTTGTCTCCTGTGCGTATGAAAACAAATGATATCACTGACCGCAAATGCTGTCTATAGGACTGACGGTTGGTATGCTTGTTATCTATGCGTGATATACATGATGTTTTTTCCTTTATTTTGCAGGCGATACAATGGTAAAGAGCATCCGTTTAGATGTTGCTCCCCTTATTAGGTACATACAAGAGGACACTTCGTATAAGGAACTTGTATCTCGTGATGTTGTCAGGCATTGGAAGCGCGTAGGAACCATTGATTTGTATAGGGCTGATGCCTGGTGTGTAAAGTTGGGTATACACCCGATTGAAATATGGGGAAGCGGTTTTTACACTAGTATGGAAGATAATGAAAATGGATAGAACAACTATTAAATGGTGGATTGACAGAGCCGGCGAATTAGAACAAGACCGTAATGAGTGGCGTGCGAAAGCAGAAACCCTTGCAGCCCAGATTGCTGAATCCAAAGACTCAACACGCCTTATGGCTACACTCACAGAGACCCTAAGACTGACTCATGACTGAGCAGGCTTGGACATGGCTCTTGTTCGGAATGGAGCTCGTAGGGGTCGCTGGAAGCTTCATAGTGGGTAACAGTAAGTGGTATGGGCATCTGATAGTCGCCCTTCACTCGTACCCGTGGCTTGCCTACGCAATTATCTTTAACAAGCCAGGATTCATGGCTATGTGGTTCCTTTGGCAGGGTGTTCATCTAAGAAACATGTTTAAGTGGAAAAAAGAAAGCAACAAATGAACAAAATAATTAAAAAATTATCTGGCGACCTGTTTATTGTCGTAATGCTCGGTTTGGTTTCCACCACTACCGCTTGGACAGCAATTCAATCATCTCTTCATGGGGGTAGATCGTCAGATGCCGGTTCTGAGTATCAACTAATCCTGTCTGAAGCGAACAATATGTGGATTACAGCTGAAGTAAAATACCGAGACGACCTGTCTGTATGGAAAGACAAACAAGTTCGTGTGTTGGTGGACGGTGTTAGTATGGATGACATTTACTCCGACATAAAGACAGCCAATGGGTCTTACGAGTTGTATGTGTTTGCTATGCCGTGTTTTTATGAAAATCCAAAAGGGTTTCTACCAGGCTGCAAGACTTATATGGACGAACTGTATAACCCGTACACTGAAACACACAAAAGCAGCGAGTATTGGACAAATTTGTCTGATACTGAGGGAAAATACAGCAATCAACTTCAGATGCTCACAGGACTATTCGCTGTTTCTTTGTTTCTTCTAGGTATCACAACCGTCATGAAGATGAAAAACCTTGTTGCTTATCTATCAACCTTTTCGGTACTCATATGGCTGTTCGGTGCTGTTGTTCTCTCAACTATCCCAACAGTATTTTCGTAAGGTTTTGTAATGGCAATCGGTAGCGAACCTGAAATAGGAGCCAACTTTGCAGTCTGGAAAGACATGTCAGAATCTGATCGTAAAGCATGGTTCAAATATATGAACGACAATTGGGGCGATTACCTTCAGGCAGGGTATGCGACCCTGGTGCATGATAAGAATAACCCCTATTACCAATCACAAAAACAAGGATCAAAATGAAATTCGTAGTTAAGTTTATTGCATGGTCAGCAGTCGTTCTAATTGCAGCCATCGCTCTGGTTGGTTAAGATTTTAGAGTATCGGAAACCGATTTTTTAATTTTTTCTATATCAATCGGCACCATAGTGGCAGTTGCTACTGCTGTAATTACTTCATTGCATAACAGTTCGGCCGTTATGAGTATTCTGTTTTCTTGAATGTCAACTATTTTACTTCTTATAATTAGCTCAACATTTGTTGGTGTGGGTTTTTTAAAAACTGTAGTTATCTCGGAAGTCGCACAAAATTTTCCTATCTGCTGACTTGTTTTCTGTATTGCTTCATCAAGAACGGAAGCAAGAACACCACCGTGAACAACATTGTTCATTCCTTGGTGTGCCTTGTTGAACGAAACATGAAAGTCTGTTTGACCAACTTTTGGGTAAACCAATGGAGGAGCTATTGGGTTCATTAATCCAGACAATGGATTTTTGTAAGAGATATTAAGCCAGGGAGGAAAAAGTTCATCTATTTTCGCTTTTTCAACTAAATGCTCTAAACGTTTTGCTGTTTCTAGTAGTTCTTCATTTTCGTACAACGGATCAACAAAATATATATTGCTGATTATTTTGCGCAAACTAGAAGTCATCGTTTCTATTGTCTCGGAAAGTTTATATTTACTTCTCGGAGCATTGAGGGAGTCGTTTAGTTGTTTGTCAATAATTTCTCTATTTGTTTCTTGCATAAACAGAAGCGTAGCATTTTTACGCCTGATAACATAAAACAATTAAGCCTTCGTAGCTCAGCGGATAGAGCAACGGACTTCTAATCCGCAGGTCGTTGGTTCAAGTCCAACCGAAGGCACCACTACAACAAAGAGGCAAAATGTCTGAAAATAAAGATTTTGAGAAACTAGTAATTCACATTTCCCGGGAACGGGCAGAAAAACTTGATTCAATCGCAGATCAACTTAAACTCTCACGCGGTTCCATTATAAGACAAGCGCTTGATGATTTTTTTGAATCTAAAGCCACTGACAAGAAAACCAAAAAATAGATAGTCAGTATTGACTACCAATCATCTGGGTCGTCTTCTTCTCCATCTCTACGGTTTTCGTAATAAAGAACAGCGTGTTTAATTTCAGGAAGTATTTCCATACGCCAATCAACAGGCAGTTTGTTTAAAATATTGACAATGGTTTGATGCATGAGGTCAGCAAGGGCTGTTTCCTCAAGACACATTGAAGACATTATTCTCAACTCGGAAGTCAAATACTTTATTTCATCCAGCAGATCAACATCTGTTTTCTGTTTTGATTTGCGCCTCAAGGATATTTAGCTTCTTTCAGCGATGTATTCTTTGCCACGATACATGCACCATCCGTTATAGATAGTTGCAACTTCGTAAGAGAACTTGTGATCGCCGGTTTCTTCATAGGTAATTACACCAATGCCTTGTTGCCAGTTTTCAAAACGTGTCAAAGGACGACCGTCTAGGTCTACCCCACCTCGGGTAGAAGGAATAGCACCATCAATACGAGCAAGACACCCAGGAGATGCAGCCATGATTGTCCTAGCACCATCGTAGTCTTCGCGTGTTTTAAACGCCGTTTCAATGCGGTGGATGTGCCCATAAATAACCGATACTTTCTCTGCATTCAAATATACATGTGCAGTAGAACCGTTGGACTTAACTCTGTCACCATGAATAATTTTTAACTTCTTATTAATCCAAAGGTCAGCTGCTGGATATCCAGGCTTGTACTCAACACCGTAATCTTCCATACGGCAAAGATATGGAACTGAAAGAACAGGCCATGACTCTGGTGTCATTCCTTTTCTCAATCCATATGCCGCTCCAGCGTTTTGAACTAGATACTTCGGCATTCTTTCTTCGTGGTTTCCAGCAAGCCAAACAATCCGTGCGTGTGGTGCAGCGTCTCGCATTTGAGCACAGAACATTGTTGCTCGGTCAATTGACGCTTGTGTTGTTTGTGCATACGACGGATAGTTGATGTACTTGCCCATTTCTGGAAGGTCAAGGTTGTCACCAACACAGGCAATCAAATCCGGCTTTACGTCTTTAATCATTGCTAACAAAATTGCAATTGCCGCATCGTCGTGTGTTGGTTCCAGTTCACCGTTCTTGTTTCTAAAGAAACCGAACTGTATATCGGGTACCACAATGCACGTTTTGAAGTCTGTTGCTGTTTTGGGTTTTGTCGTTGTCTTTTGTAGTTGTACTGGTTTCCCTTGCTGTACAACGGGCCACTCTGGACCAGACTCCCATTTTGGTGAAAATTGAATTGCGGCAAGGTCGTGAATTTGCGCTTCGCCTTGGTCATCTTTAATCATTGATTGATAAAGAGAAACGCGTTTAATATCTCCGATTTCGGTGATATCAATATTTTTACGTTCTAGCATTTCTGCAATTGAACCAAGAAGTTTAGCGTTAGCTTCTTTTTTGTTGATACTTCCAGCGGCTTCTGTGAGACGATTTGATAGTCCGGGTGTTTTTTTGTTTGTAGTCATTACTGACCCTTTCCGCATCTGCACCAACCATTGCGGTGTTGAGTTATTGTGTCTCTTCCAATTTTCATGCCAGCACCAGATAGTTCAAGATGAATTATTCTTGTTGCTACTCTACTTTCCAAAGCAAGTTGAAGCGCTTCTGATGTTTCTTTATCAAGATCTAAAAGTATCTTCCCCAAAGGACAGGGGGTTTTTGAACCAGACGAAATTGTTTTTAGTCTTTCGGACAGTTCTGACATGTGACTCCATTTTTGTAGTGCAGTTTGTTTGCTAACTTGACTTACTATAGAGTACAGTAAGTCTCGTGTCTAGACCCAAACCAAAACAATCTCGTCATCAGTCAAAGCGCGATCATGTTTTAAGAACACCTCTTGAGAATACGGTGAGGTCGGTTATTGGCGATACGGCAGATGTGAAACTGCTTGTTGAGAATATTCTTACATCTCTTGACGAACAGAACATAATTTCATACATGCCTCAAAACATAGTGTCACTACTGACCCCCTACGGAAGAGTGTTGATTTTATTGATTGAAAGACCAGGATTAACAGTGAGGGAAATGTCTGTATTTCTTGGAGTTACCGAAACAAACATCACTAAAGCAATTACAAAGCTTCAGTCAGAAGACCTCATAGCAAGAACAAAAGTAAACGGTCGGTTTGAATACTCAATAGTCTTTGAAAACGCCGAAAACCACAGCGATATACGGCGCTTAATTTCCTTTATCAGCAAGATAATTACTCAATCTGAGTGACTAGCCAAGCGGCAAAAGCCTCGTCTTCGGTAGGAATGAACCAGACCTGACATTGAGCAATATCTTTCTCCTTGGAACCGGCGAAAGACCAAGCAATTTCTAGTTCTTTTTGAGGTACACACACCCCAACGTTGCATTCAAGTGCGTATAGGTCAATAAACCACTTAACTACACATGGAGTTTCCCAGTGACTACATGGAGCATCTTCGGCACCTTGAAAAGGGCAGTACACATTAACGATAAGAAGACTTGATTTTTGGATCAATAACTCAATTTTGTGGCCATCTTTATGCCATATGAGTTCATCGGTTTGAGCAGCCATACAAGTAAAGTAGCACTTTAGGCGTTGTTTATTAGGCTAATTCCGATAAATCTTATTTTTTGGGCGGTACCCAGACAACAAGATAAATGTTTTATTTATGCAGGTTTTGGAAGAGCGCGCCAGGCGGCTTCAAATTTAGCTGCGTCTTTTGCCATTTCTGGAGAAAGCTCTACGTGCAACCAAAGGCCGCCGAAACTTCCGGCATTGTCATCGGCGGTGAAAATTTTTACGCCCTTAGCCCCTTCGCCGCGGCTGCAGCGGAAGCCTCTTCCGAAGCCTTTGTTCTTGTCTTTTGCATTTGCATCAAAGGCATAGTCGTGAATTTCTTCAATACCGAGAGCTGCGGTGTTGGCCAAGAACCAATCCCACATTGCTACGCCAACCTTGCGATCCGTATATCCGATGTCTATGGCAGCCCCAGTTGCGTGAACCGATAGCCACTTTTCCATGCCTGGATCGCCAATTTTCTTACCCTCTGTGTGAGAATTTCTCATCAAACGTGCGGAATAAATCCCCAGATTGCGGGTTTTCCAACGTGCCGCACAAAGTGCGTTTAATTTTTCCGTGCCAGGCTGTGCGCCCTTACCGTCAAATGCGGGATAATAGCTGTACTTACGTGCCACGATAAAGTCCTCCTAATTGGATAACTATATTATACAGTAGAACCTATTGCGCAGCAGCTTTCTTTTTGTCAACCTTGGCAAATACGTCGTTTATTTCTGAAGCGTCTATCTTGCCGTCATCAAGGAACGCCCGTGAAAGCCCTTCTACGACCGTGGCAACGCCCGCCATGCCCGCCATGAAGCATGCTTTCCAGAGAGGTATTCCCGCTATTGCTCCGGCTCCTATGACGCCAAGACCTGACGCAGCAAAGACTGCGATAATTCTAAGTAAAATGTTTTTGATCATTGCCATATTTTTCATCGTCCGTTACTAATTAAAGTGTTTTTATTCTTCGCTTTTTGTGAACATCAAACCGAACACATGAAGTACGAAGGCACCACCAGAGATAAGTAATCCCTTTTTTTGAGTGTCCCCACTCAGGGTAATTAGAACCAATGCCGTGCCAGCAAGGGTCCAAATCGTAGCTACCAGTTCATCTCTTAAATGACTAAACATGCAACCTCGTTAAATGCATAGGGACAATACATATTGTATCATTTTAATTACAGGACGCGCCTAATTGATACAGGGGCAACCATTGCACATGCAGCCATTGCTATAAGAACTCTTCTCGTGGAGATGGGAATAGAACTACCAATAGGGACATATGTGTCAATCGCCCCTTGGAATACATTGATTTCAGATTCCATTGCTTCTCTAACTTCAGTCGGTGCGCTCTGAACTGCCTCAACAAGTTGTGCCGCTTCTTCTTCGGTTACTGCACTGATGTCAACCGTAGCAAAGATTTCTGTTGCTTGTTCGCCGTCAACGCTTTCCAAAACTTTTGCGCTAGTAGCAAGATCTACGGCTTGGTCTTCCGTAACGCCGTTTTCAATAACCGAATCAACTGCGGCCGAAACCTGTTCTTCGGTAACTGTATCTGATTCCAAGACATTAACCAGTTCCTCAAACTGCTCTTCAGTAAGTGGTTCATCCAAAACCGCATCAATGATTGCATCAAACTTCTCGTCAGTGATTGGCTCATCAAAGACGGCGCTTAGGGCTTCAGTAAATTGTTCTGTAGTTAGTGGCTCATCAAAGACCGCCTGTACAGCAGCGTCAAACTGTTCATCACTAAGAGATGTTGTGTTTTCAAAGACCGCTTCTACCGCGTCTTCAAATTGAGCGTTAGACAATGGGCCATCAAAAACTGCTACAACTGCGTCTTCAAATTGCGCATCTGAAAGTTGAGTTGGATCTTCAAATACTGCGTCCACGGCAGCGGCAAAGTTCTCGTCTGTTAAAGGCTCGGAGAAAACTGAATCAATAACGGTCGCAAACTGTGTGTCTGAGAGTTCTTGGTCAAGAAGAGAATTAACAACTGCTGTCAGTTGTTCTGGGGTCTCGGCGTCTGCAACCAAATCGTCAACGGCATTTGCAAGTCCTGCATTAGACATAGGGCCGTCAAAAATGTCTTCAACAGCAGCATCTGCTGCGTCTTGTACGGCTTCTGGCACAACTACCGGCGGTTCGTCCGTTTGTGTTGTTGTCTCTTGTTCTGGGGCATATTGTGGTATCGAGGTGATGGGTCCATCGCCTTCGGTGTTACCTTCGCTCGCGGGTGTCTCAACTGGGGTTACCTCCACTGGTGTGTCAAATATTGTTTCAATAAGAGTTGTAGTAGTTGGCGAAATTGTTGTAACTGTTGTTTCTGGTTCTGGAGTTAAAACTGGAGTTAGGTCTAACTCAGGAATTGAGACAGTGGTGTTGTCTGTTGGAGGAAGAACAACCACTGGCTCGGTAGTAGTTGTTGTATTATTAATAGGTGAAATTACTATTGTGCTTGTGGTCGTTGTGGGCGGTAATGATGTACTTGTCGTACTGGTAGTACTAGTAGTCGTAGTAGGTACAGTTGGTTCCAAAACAATCGCATCCGCGCTCGTACTAGGACCATATAAACAAGAACCGCTACCGACTCCAGCACATGGCCCATTCATTGCGTAGACCTTAAAACGAACAGATCCATATCCAGTTGTTACTGAGTTGCCTCCATCAAACATATCGTGACTAAGCAAATAACTAGTGTTCGCAGCAGTTGTCCAAACACCCCAACCACCACGTTCAACACCATCGTCATAGTCAACAAAATTTACTGAGTATCCATATATTTCAGTGTTGCTTGCTTCTGGTGCGTCCCAATTAAGAGTTACGCTTCCGTCTTCGTTCGCTACCGCAGTTAAGTTCTGCACAGCGTTGAAATAAGCAACAGAAAGACTTTCCCATGATTGCCCATCAGAGGACGTCATTACTCTGTTTCCTGTGCCAGAGTTTGCTACAGCAACATACTTTCCTGCACCATAAGCAACACCTTGCCATGAGTTGTTTGGAACCCCAGAACCAAGCGTCCAGTTTGCACCGTCTGTTGAATAAGCAGAGCGTGTATTAACTCCACCTTCTGCTACGGCAATAAACTTGTTTCCACCATATGTTATGTATTTCCACTGGTTGGCTGGAGCACTTGCGGTGTTGGTCCAGTTAACTCCGTTAGTAGAGTAAGCACCATATCTATTTCCTGAATTTGTGCTGTATTCAAGCCATGAGAAACGTCCGTTGCCAAACGCAACTGTTCGGATGTCAACTATTGCACCAGGGTTTTGTGTGGACCAACCAGTAATTCCATTAGGAGAAGACCAGCCCCTACCAAACATTGATACAGAAACAAACCGTGGAACTGTTGCGCTACAAGCGACTGCATCGTGTGACCATGCGGTGGATGGGGAGCGAACCGTCCAATCAATTCCGTCGGGCGAGGACATAATATAGTTGTTTCCCCATGTTGCAGTAGCAACAAAAAGACCACCGCAGTTTGTGATTGCTTGCCATTCTCCTGTTGGTGCAGTTCTTGATGTCCATGTAATTCCGTCAGGAGATGTCATTACCGCATTTGATCCGACGGCAACGAATTGACTATCGGCGTATGTAATTCCTTGCCAGTTGCTATTAGAAGCAGAAGTTCTTGAAACCCAATAGTTGCCATTTGTTGATGTCATAACGCGATTACCGTCGCCAGACGAGGCGACAGCAACAAATTTTCCATCCCCGTAAGTGACGGCTTCCCAGTTCTGATCTGCTGGATATCCAGTCGCAACCGGGGCTGCAGGGACAAACTCGTAAGACAGGTTGTCCATAACAGGTCCGTAATGTCCACCCCAGAACCCGTTGTCAATACCGCCAAGGTAGAGCACTACATCACCAGCACTAGTCGTAGTCACGCTTTGGGTTAGCCTGATTGTTGCATGGGCAGTTGAGGAATCTATGTGTGCGTCACCTAGATGGAATGCGTATGTGTCGGGAACTGGAGTGCAGTTTCCTATGCAGTTTGTTTCGGAGTTGTTTACATCTATGGACGCCGTAAGGGTTCCCGCCCCTGGAACCGAAATTGTTTTTGTAACTGAACTGTAGAAGTAAGTGAATCGTAGTGATCCGTTAGCAATTGGATTCCCACTATTAATAGTCCAACCATCTAGGTTGTCAAAGGTGTCCGTAATGGTTGAGGCTTTAACAGGAGGGCTACTAAGCCCAAAAAACAAAACAGGAATAAATATAAGCAATCTTGTTAAGCTTGCGAATTTCTTCATAGTCTTCCCTAAAGTAGTGACTATGAAATTATACCAGTTTTTAAGTGGCTACCATTTTCCTATTGGGCAAGTTGCGTGTTTTAGGGTTACCTTCACAGGCATCAAGCAGCCACATTTCTGGCACTGATGCAGGGCATTAAGGAACTCACAGCTGTTACAGATATCTAGTCGCGCCTTAGCGTCCTCTGGCTCCAGATACTGCGTTTCGGGGTTTATTACATCCCACGGTCGTACGACGCCAGTTTCCTGACGTTTAGCATTCTTCTTTTTCCATTCATCCCAATGAGATACCATGGTTCTATACTAGTGTGAGGTAAGCGCACGGACGGAAAGAACCAAAAAATGGGATTAGAACAATTTTTAAATACGGATGATAAAACCGCAGCTTTGGAAGCCTTGCGTTCTCGCATGTTTGCCGAATTATACACATGGTGTATAAGGGGAGGAATTGACCCAGACGACCTTGACTACACAACCTTTACTAATACTCTGGAAACTTCTAACTCGTTGTGGACATATAACCAGACCATAAGCAGACTGTGCGAAGGCCTTAAAATAATTGACACAAAACTAGGATCATAAAATGGAACACAGCCAATCTCTCCCCGATTGGGTAACTTTCAGAGATGCATCACCAGCCAACCGTGGTCGTTTCATACTTCATAAAAGTTTGCTCGTAGTTGATGGTGTTAATACTCCGTATTCTGGCAGATGTGATTCTTTGACTTACAGCATGGAATTACCGACAGTTCACACTCCATACCATGATGAAGGTATGTATATGGGAGAAACATCTCCTTATACAGGAATGCCTCTTGGAATACTAGATATACAATCTGGAGTAAAAGTAATTGATGCTGCCCCTCATTTTGTGATTACATATGTGGCGTTCTATCAAAACACAATAGATGGAAATACATTTGCCACAGACGATTTGTTTGACACCAGCGGTGCCCCTTGCACAATATGGTTTGGAACATCAATAATTGAACTTTTAAAAAATATGCGTGAATGGTCATTCATGGTAGAAGAACCTTTTAATTCGGATCACCCAATGGCAATATATTCAAAACTTGCGCTAGATATCTTGGAAGTTCCTTTAGGTTTGCTTCATGAAATAGATTCACTGCCAGATATGCATTTAGCAAGATATCTGAAAGGCGATGTGAATCATAGGCAACTTTCAGAGACTTACCCTCAAATGTCTCCGAAAATGATGGCTTGGTTTAAAGAAAAACAACAAGAGTTTGCCCCTAAGGAAACTACTCAAATGTTGAGAGAAATAGAAATATAATTATTTCCACACGTTAAATAGTTCCGCCGCTACCGCCGCCACCGCATGAAAGAGTCCACTGCATGCAACCATAATCTACTGTTTTAATAATGGCAGCATCAGTACTGCATTGATATCTACGGTACGCGTGGAAGGCATCGCAACCACAACCGTCAATACCATAACCAGGTGTTTGAAATGTTCCTGCATATAGAGATGAAGCGTTTATCCATCCAGCAGGAAGCGGAGCTTCAGTATTAAAGTTTCCGCACGATCCAGTATTGGCCGTGTCTCCGCATTTTGGCACAGCAGTTTCAACTGGAACATATGATGTTATTCCTGCTCCGCATGCTGCAGAAACACCATCTTTTATGCCAGATTCACAAGCGGTCACAGTGGCGGTATAACAATCAGCATCGCTGTTTGTGCAGTTGCCAGCACACGCCGAATCTGAAACGGTACTGGCTTTTGCCCCACAGTTACTTCCCGATTTTGCTGTGTAGGGGGTTGTCGTTCTCGTAAAACTACCACTACATTGACAACCAATAGTCTCAGTTGTCGCAGTTCCAGTATCGTAGCAACTATCAACACAACTAGGCGCTGCTATTTCTCCACTTGTTGTTGTGTAAGAAGAACATATAGTGCCTGCTAATGTTTTAGTCCAAGTGGTTGTATTTGTATAAACCCTGTTTCCACATGTTCCTGTGGGCGTGTTGGCTACTGGTGTTCCAGCAGTCCAACCATGGTCTGCACCTGCCGTACCATAGTTAGTGC